TGCACCGGGAGTGCGGGGAGAATTTTTTGCAGCGCGGACAGCGTCCAGTGAAGAAGAAGACTTCGACCTTTCTTTTCCTTTTGATTTCACGAACACGTCAACAAGCGCATCAAGAGACAAGTCTTCTTTCGGTTGCGCGTAAAACGTAAGAAACTCCCTTGCCTCATTTTCATTCATCTTATAAGTGTTTTGCAGTTCACTTGTAAGATTATTGATAAATACCTGTTCCTGCAATGCTCCCATCTCTTTTTGTATAGCCGAGTTCACTTTATCTTGTTCCTGTATTTCACGGAACTGATAAGATGGAGAATCCGGCTTAAAATACGCATCCCACGGATTAAAGTCTTCCTCAGAAATACGTGCGTTCCCAGTACTCACCTGCGATGTAATGTTCTCCTGTATCATTTGAACCAAGTCTGGTCTGCTCTCCAGAAGGTTAACAAGAGGTTTGAATTGTTGCCAATCTTCCAACTTAGCTTCCGCCTTGTCTTTCATAGATTGAAACTTCTTCGCCTCCGTTTCCCAATCAGTGCCTGAAGTCAGACTCTCTTCCTCGCCCTCGAATTCGTTGTATTCGTCATCGAACGCTTCTTCCGCAAATAAGTCGGTCGCTTCGTCTTCCTGTGAACCTATTACCGAATCGACTACGTTATCTTCTGTTGCCATAACCTACCTCCTCGATGTCTTCTTTTTTAAGGACTGGACTCATGTAGAATCTTCCTAGTGAAGCGTCACCGTTTCGTTATGTTTTTGATTGTGCTGCCGATTTTTCTGATGAAAGTAAGTTGTTCAAATCACCCTTACTTATCTTAACGGCAGCGTCCAGTTTGGATGCCGTGACCTTACGGTCAGCACCCGCTTTAGCCTCAATCTCTGCGAGATGAGACTTAAATTTTGATACTTCTGACTGTTGCTTGGCGTGCATTGTTTCTCTCTGTGCAGTCTGTAGGTCGCCCTCTAAGTTCTTAATCTGAGCATCCATATCATTCACTAACTGCCTCATTTGTTCCATTTCATCCATTCTCTGCAATATTCCTTCTTTATCGAATATCTCAGGATTCTTCTTTAATACCTCAACCCTATCAATAATACCAAGCTGGAAAGCTTCAAGGTACACGCCAAATGTCGCCCATTTACTTTCTGGAAGTGTGCTTCCTGATTGTATTCTAACATCATGCTGGCCGATATTCAATCTATCCTGTTGTATATCGTTAACGGCTTCGCTCTTGTCGTCATAAACATTAACCATTCTTTCGGTCATATCATTATTTGCTTGCGTTAATGTAAACATCTTAGGAAATGTATAATGGCCTTTTGCCAAGCAATACAATACTCTTCCAAGCCGATTGATGCTAAATTCAATATCCCTGAGTTTTGACTTTGGCCTATCACTTCCCATGGCTACCATACGCTCAGTACCTCTTACAGTATCTGGAGCCTGTTCGGCAAAACCATGTACCATCTCAGGAATGCCAAATATAAAATCTATATAATGCTCTGCCTGCTGAATTAACCTGTAAAACTCTGCCGATAGTGGCTGAGGTGATGGATAGTGAGGTTCTCCCTGAGTAGTATCTACCTCAATAACAGCATTTGGATTGGACCACTCTCTTTCAAGGTCCGATAAACTATCAACGGAACCCGCTGGAACAATAAGCTTTAATCCAGCCGATGCCTGCGCATGCGAAAGTGCCAAGGACCATAATTTATTAAGCAATCGTTGCATAGGTCTTGCACGTGATATATCAGACTTAGGATACGGTGTACCCGTCCAAATATTTGGCAAAGGAACTATTGGGTATGCATCTATATTGTAAATCGTCTCATATAGCACAAGCTCTCCAATAGTAGCCGTAACCGCTATACGTGTTTGTAACACTTCCTCAAACTGTAAGAATCCTCGCTCAAGCAGGCCGGGGCTTTCGTCAAGTAACGTAGTGAATGCTTCTTCATCAAGAAGTTGCTCACTTCCATCACGTGCATCAATCACACGATAAAAAGGAACTTTAGTAGGATAAAATCTTTCTAATATCTGATACTTCTGATTGTTATAAGTACTTGAGAACTGTTTATCTTTTACTTCTGCGGGAGTAAACACAGCCATAGAATTAGTATTCTGTGCATCAGGATAATCTTCTTCATTGTACGTAGAAATATCATGGATAAGACCACGAATTGACTCTCCTGTCTCAGCGTCTAACTGGTCTCCTAATTGTGGGTAGAGGTTAACGACCTGCTCACCGGTCATTATAGTAGAAAGGATGATGCCCTCAGCATCCGAGAACCACCTATCCCTGCAGTCAGGCGGTACATATACACGAAAGGGATTGACATAAGTGAACTTGACATCACCTCTACCGAAGTCTGCTTCTTGGTCTACATATGCATATAAATAACCAACACCGGCTACTGCATAATCAGTAATAGCCTGCTTCATCTGATTATCGCCCTCAGAAACATCCCAGACATATCCCAGAATATCTCTCCAAATAGAAGCAACCTTTACATCGGAGTCTTCTCTTGGTAATACAGTAAAAGCGGGTGGCCTTGCCGTTAATACGGCTTTAAGCTTTTCAATCGCAGGAGAAATCCTGTCCATTGGCACATCAGCCTGATTACGGGATGATAACTCACTGGACTCATTACTGGTAAAATGATTTCCAAGATAAAAGTCTGTATCCTTGCGAGCTTCAGTATCCCAATCAGACCTAGCATCACGCCACTGCCTATATAAGTCTTGGTTATATTCTGCTTCTGGTGATAGTTCTATTTTGGGCATTTAGTACTGTAAAAAAGGTTACAGCACGTAATATAAGAAAAAAAACTGTAAAAGTCAAGTCTTTTTTTCAGAAAGTCACATATTTCTGGCCCCAGTGAGCCAATTATATCCCATTTTTAGCTTTTTTCTTCCAGAAAGTCTGCCAATCTTATGAAATGAATCTATGCTCATCGCATCACTGACAGGTGGTTTCTGCCAAGCATAATAGTTCGCATAGTATAACGCATCCAGTAAATCGTCATTCTTGGCTTTTGGATGTTCAAACATTTCATCCAGTATCTCTGACATTTCTCTTTTAATATAAAGCTTTCGACTATTAATAATCGGACCCAGTGATGTTTCCAGTCTGTCTTCTTTCTTAATACCCTTAGGTGGTTTTGCACCCTTAAACAGACCCGGAGTCAATCTTCTCTCTTTTATGGATAACCTATCTGTCATATCCCTGACCATCTCCTGAGCGGCCACAGTCTCAATAGTAACGCGTCTTAATGGTTGATATTTCTTTGACATGTCTATAATCCTCTCAGGCATGTCGAACGTCGGTATCCTCTCACGAAAATACTCAAGTATATATCTATTCTTATTAGAATCAATACCAAGAACAAGTATTACCTGATAGTCAGAGGTTGAAGTAGCTGTATGTGCTACATCCACTCCCATATAAACATATATTGGTATTGCAGTATCATTGGTTATTAAATACGCAAAATTGTTCTTTGATTGAAAATGCCCAGAATAATACTGTACCCTATCAATTTTAAATGCTGCATTGGATGTATCGCGAGCATCATTCATATACTCCTGAGCAAACTTGTTAATAAGACCAGCTTCTGAAAACTCTTTTTTCTTGGACTCAAGCTTCTCCCTTGAGAATTGCTGCCTCCAAATAGACCTTCCACCTTCAATAGCCTGATGAAACATTACATCCCATGGATATGAGCGATTATCCTTTTGAGCGGAAGAGTATCCATCATAAACCATCTGCAAGAATGAATCATAGTGTACAATAGTGCCAAGCAACCAAATCCATCCTTCATTACCCGGAGTCTCTTCCAAGGAAGGAAATACTGTAGACACAATCCACTTCTTGATTTCCGCACGCCTATCTGGTGTCTTTGTATTTAATTCAGATTCAAAGTCATCAAGAACAATACCAGTATACCGCCTGTCAATCTCGGCACGACCACGCAAGCGTTGTGTCGTACCTTTTGCAATAATACGGTCCCCCTTGGCGGTAACGATATCTTTCTCAGTCCATCGGTTACCTACCAAATCTCCAGCAAGGTCGCCAAAATAGTATTTAAGATATTTATTTGTCTCCAAGTGGGATTTAATATATTTTAAATGGTCAATAGCCTGACCCTGCTCCTCGGCTACCCACGCTATGAATTGTGGGTCTCCCTTAGTACCAAAGCATATCTTGTGTAATATAGCCGCCTTTGCAAGAACCGACTTACCAAATCCCCTAGGAACAATATTACATATCCTTCCGCCGGGTTTAGTAGATATAAGCTTCTTTCCTATCTCATAATGAAATCTAGGAGATTCACTCTTAAGTAGAAAGTCCCTAGGAAGAAATGCTCTACCAAAAAATATAAGGTCAGCACTAGCCTGCTTTAGCAGTGCTTCCTTTGAATCAAGGCTGGTATTCGATGTATCCCTTAACGCCTTTTCTTTTTGTGTCGATTTTGTTTTTGCTTTTTCTTCCATCTATGTCTCTTAATCTTCTTTCGACGTTTCTTAAGAACGCTTGACACTCTTCTTCTTACCTGTCGGTTTCCAACCGTGTTTCACCGCTCGTAGAAGATTCATCATCTTTTTTGCCTTTGTTATAGTCTTTGCCGTTGATTTCTTCTCCCACTTGCCGTTCCTCTTCACATAGACTGTCTTTCCTATTCTTTTGTACGGCATCGTGTCGCTCCCAATTAACTACATCAATATCTAAATAATCATCAAGCCAATTATGCAAAACCTATTTCCTCATTGGTACTTCCTAAATATATGATTTCATCGTGCTTATTAAACAAACTTTCACAAAATGGGCATTGCCACCCATTAAATCTATTCTGCTCATCAAATAGAGAAGTATCCATATTTAAGTGAACCTCATTGTCACAAGACGGACAATTGGTATGAACATCCCCAAATAGCAGTGCTGACTCAGTCCTCATTGATTTCTGCATTTACTTCAGCTAAAACCTTAGTTTCGCCCCCTTTTATTGATGAAAGTTGTTCCGGGGTAAACCCTTGGAACACTGTCAATGTTTCTGATTTCTTTTCTGTGTTTGGCATCATATCTGATATCTTGGCTAAAAGCTCTAAGCAACGTACCCTTGAACTGGAATTATTATCACCTTCCGATATAATATCCCATAATTCCTTTAATATGTCCTCCTGAGTGATACCAACCTTTGTGAGTGCATCCTTTACTTCTTTTCTAATCAACTTGATTACCCTCTCTTGCCTGAGTAGGAGCCTTGCTTCCTGACGTGCATAAGCTCGATTCTGTGTGGGGTATGCCTTAAGATAAGCTTCTGATGGGTCAATACCCTGCACAACATACTCTGCAAACAATATCTCATTAGAATTGGCACGCCTGTTAGTAGCACGAACCTGTCGATGGTCCTTATTGCGAGAGAAGGAATAGAGGTTCTTTGGTATGTCTCCCTCCATTTCTTTCTTAGATAACAGCGAATATGTCCCAAGAAG